GTGGCAAAGGAGAAACTCCCTGGGCGGGAACAGATTTTAAGACGAATGTGGAAGCTGGCCAATGCGGGCGCGGAGGACGCGGTGCGCCTGGCCTGCTGCCCCCAGGAGGAGTGGGACGGCCTGCGGGGACTGGACTTAGATGCTTTGACGGAATTTAAGCGTGGGGCGAACGGGGTCATCGAGCTGAAATTTGCGGACCGGACCAGGCTGCTGGAGCGGCTGCTGGACGCAGCCGACCACAGCGGAGAGGAGCAGGTGGACCGGTTTTTAAGCGCCATGGAGGAGAAGGGGGAGTAGAACATGGAGAAAATCGTGTTCTCCCCCAAGCAGCGCAGAGTGCTGACCTGGTGGAGGCCAGGTTCTCCCGACCGGGCAAGACAGGCCATCATCTGCGATGGGGCGGTGCGCAGCGGAAAGACCCTGTGCACCGGCCTCTCCTTTTTTTGCTGGGCCATGCAGTGCTTTCAAAAGCGGAACTTTGCTTTGTGCGGCAGGACCATTGTGTCGGTGCGGCGCAATCTGCTGGAGGGGCTGCTGCCCCTTTTGGAGAAAATGGGTTTTCACTGTGAACAGAAGATTTCTCAAAATATTTTAACGGTCAGACTGGGTGGAAGAAGCAATACCTTTTATCTGTTTGGAGGGAAGGACGAAAGTTCAGCGGCGTTGATTCAGGGGATTACCCTGGCCGGAGCTCTGCTGGACGAGGCGGCACTGATGCCCAGGTCCTTTGTGGAGCAGACGGCGGCCCGGTGCTCGGTGGCCGGGAGCCGCCTGTGGTTCTCCTGCAATCCGGAGTCGCCGGCCCACTGGTTTTATCAGGAGTGGATCTTGAAGGCGGAGGAAAAGCAGGCGCTGCGCCTGCAATTTTCCATGGAGGACAACCCTGGACTGACACCGGAGGTGCTGGAGCGGTACCGCGCCATGTTTCACGGGACGTTCTACCGGCGGTTTGTGCTGGGAGAGTGGGCGGCGGCGGAGGGGCTGGTGTACGACTTCTTTGACGACAGCTATATGGAAGAGGCCCCGGAGGGGCTGGAAAACTGGTATATCTCCTGTGACTACGGCACGGCCAATCCCACTTCCATGGGGCTGTGGGGGGAACGGGACGGGGTGTGGTACCGGGTGGCGGAGTATTACTACGATGCCCGGGTGCATCACAGGCAGAAAACCGACGAGGAGTATGCCGACGACCTGGCCCGGCTGGCTGGAGAAAGGGAGATCCGCGGAGTGGTGGTGGACCCGGCGGCGGCCAGCTTTATGGAGACGCTGCGCAGGCGGGGCTGGCGGGTACGCCGGGCGGACAACCGGGTATTGTCCGGAATCCGGCTTACCGCCCGAATGCTGAAGGAAAGAAAACTAGTCATCTGCCGGGGGTGCGGAGACGCCATTCGGGAATTTTCGCTGTACAGATGGGCGGAGCCGGGAGACGGCAGAGATCAGGTCAAGAAAGAGCATGACCACGCCATGGACGAAATTCGGTATTTCGCCGCCACGGTGGCGGGACGGGAGGACGAAGGGGCGGGAATCTATGCCGGGTGCGTGGAGAGGAGGGCCTTTTGAGGCCGGGAAAGGAAGGGAGAGAAAGGATGAGATGGGGGAAAAGGAAGACACAGAGGCCGCCTGCGCCGGTGGTTCAGGTGCGGCAGGGGAACGGCCACCCCTTTGGGGTCCTGGAGCGGTATACCCCCCTGCACACAGGAGAGATGGCGCTGTACCGGGCCATTCGGGAGGGGGTGCCCATAGTGGACGCCGCCATCTGGAAGCTGGTGCGGCTGTGCGGCGGCGTGATCGTGCGGACCAGAGACCGAAGAGCCCAGGAGGGGATGGATCAGTTTTTGAGAACGGTGAATACGGGATGGGGACAGAGAGGAATTCAGTCTTTTCTGGACCGGTATCTGGACGACCTGTTCACCTGTGGACATGGTCTGGGAGAGCTGGTGCTGACCCGGGACGGACGGGATATTGCGGCGCTGTTGTGCGCGGACCCGGAGCAGGTGGAGGTACGGGCGGGGGATACCCCCCTGGAGTTTCGCCTGTGCCGGCGGAGACCGGGGGGACCGGAGGAACTGCCCTGGCAGGAGCTGCTGCTGTTTACCCCATTCCAGCCCACGGGAGACGCCCCCTATGGGGTGTCTCTTCTGCGGTCCATGCCCTTTTTGGCGGGAATCCTGATGAAAATTTTTCAGGCCACGGGTCAGAACTGGGAGCGGGCGGGCAGCCTGCGCTTTGCGGTGGTATGCAGACCGGGGGAGGATGAGGGCGCTTTTGCCCAAGAGCGGTGCCGCCAAATTGCCCAGGAGTGGTCATCGGCCATGCAGGCGGGACGGGAGGGCCAGGTCCGGGACTTTGTGGCGGTAGGTGACGTGGATGTAAAGGTCATCGGCGCGGACAGCCCCATTTTGGACAGCCAGATACCGGTACGGCAGATTTTGGAGCAGTTGGTGGCCAGGACGGGTATCCCGCCCTTTATGCTGGGGCTGTCCTGGTCCACCACGGAGCGGATGAGCACGCAGCAGGCCGATCTGCTCACCAGCGAGATTACCGCCATCCGGCGGAGTGTGGAGCCGGCCGTCCAGCGGGTATGCGAGCTGTGGCTGAGACTCCACGGCTATGAGGACCGGGTGGAGGTGGATTGGGAAGACATCAATTTGCAGGACATTGTGGAGGAGGCAAAAGCCGGGCTGTACCGGGCCCAGGCGGAGAAGCTGAAGGAGGAGATGGCATGAACATCATAAAGGAGTCCCAGGGCGGACGGAGGGCGGCGGTGACCGGGGAGGACCTGGAACGGATCAACGCCCTGGCCCGGAAGAAGCTGAGGGCGGAGGAGGTGTACGCCTTTTCCGTTCGCCTTTGTGATAATGAGGTGGACCGGGATCTGGAGCGGTTTGCACCTGAAACACTGGAGGAACTGGCTGGGCTGTTTGTGGGGAAAAGCGGGATCTTTGACCACCAGTGGTCGGCCCGGGGCCAGGCTGCCCGCGTCTATAAGACAGAGGTGGTGGAGGAGCCGGAGAAGCTGACCCGAGCGGGGGACGGCTATCGCTGGCTGAAGGGGTATGCCTACATGATGCGCACGGACGGCACCAGAGACCTGATTGCAGAGATCGAGGGGGGCATTAAAAAGGAGGTCAGTGTGGGCTGCGCGGTGGAGCGGGCGATATGCTCTGTGTGCGGGGCGGACCTGCGCCAGGGGAGCTGTGGACATAAAAAGGGAGAGACCTACGACGGACGGCTGTGCTTTGCCAGTCTGGAGGGGGCATCAGACGCCTATGAATTTTCCTTTGTGGCGGTACCCGCCCAGCCTTTGGCCGGGGTGGTCAAGGGGGCGGGGCCATCCGGCGTCAACTTGAAGACCCTGGCCGCTGGATATCCCGGCTGCACCGGGGAACTGGAGCGGCTGGAACGGGAGGCGGAGCTTGGCAGGCAGTATCTGGCCGAGCTGCGCGGCGAGGTGGTGCGGCTGGGACTGCTGGCCGGGCTGGGGCTGGACCGGGAGACACTGAAGGCGATGGCCGCCGGGCTGGACCGGGAGCGGCTGGGTGCAATGAAGGAGGCCTGGGGCCGGAAGGCGGGGGAGCGGTACCCCCTGAGGACCCAGCTGGAATATGGAGAAAAAGAGGCCGACCCCGACGGGCGGGACGGCGCTTTTCTAATTTGAAGACAGGGAGGATATGAACATGAGCAAGTTTTCCTTTGAGGACATCGGCGCGGTGGTGGCAACCTTCGGTGCTGACGAGGGTGTGAAAGGCGGACAGGTGGTCAAGGTGACAGGAGGGGGCAGGGTGGGCCCCTGCTCCGAGGGGGACAAGTTTTGCGGCGTGGCCCTGGAGCCCAGAAAAGGCGGGGCGGCCGTTCAGGTAAAGGGATTTGCGGCGGTGGCGGTAACCGGAGAGCTGTCGGCCGGGTGGGCGGCTTTGGCCGCCGACGGCACAGGGGGTGTCAAGGCGGTGTCCACCGGCGGCATGGAGGTGCTGGTGGCGGATGTGGACGGGGACGGCACAGCCGTTCTGTGTCTGTAAAATGGAAAGGGGAGTATGGAACGATGGCTTTTTCTTATGACAATCTGAAGCTGGACAAGGGCATGTATCAGGAGGCGGGCCGTACCTTTACTCAGGTGCTGGAGCGGCAGGACCCCAGTGAGCAGTATAAGGGTACCGGTATGGAGGGACTGGACGCCTTCCAGCGGCAGCTGAAACGATTTGATATCAAGGTGAAGGGCGCGGGCAGCGACGTGGTGGAAAAATTTTTCCGTACCGCCGATTCCGCCGTGCTGTTCCCTGAGTATATCTCCCGGACCGTGCGTCAGGGGATGGAGGAGGGGGATATTCTCCCCCACATTACGGCGGCGGTCACCAAATTTGACGGGATGGACTACCGATCCATTACCGCCGAGGCGGGGGGCGCGAACAAAGAGCTGCGCCATGTGGAGGAAGGAGCGGCAATTCCAGCCACCACCATTCAGGTGCAGGCCAATTTGGTAAAGCTGCGCAAGCGGGGACGGATGCTGGTGGCCAGCTATGAAGCGGTACGGTATCAGAAGCTGGACCTGTTTTCCGTCACCCTGCGGCAGATCGGGGCCCACATTGCCAGGGCCAGGCTGGAGGACGCGGTGGATGTGCTGCAAAACGGAGATGGAAATGGAAACGCGGCCGCGGTGGATGCGGTGGGCGCCAAGGGGACCCTGACCTATGACGATTTGGTAGACTTTTGGGCCAAGTTCGACCCCTATGAGATGAACGCCCTGCTGGTTTCCGGAGACGTAATGGTAAAGCTGCTCAAATTGACTGAATTCCAGAATCCTCTGACCGGTCTGAATTTTCAGGGTACAGGTAAGCTGACCACCCCTCTGGGGGCCGTACTGCTGCGGACCTCTGTGCTGCCTGCCGGCACCGCCATCGGGCTGGACAAGCGATTTGCTCTGGAGCTGGTACAGGGGAGCGACGTGATGGTGGAATATGACAAGCTGATTGACCGGCAGCTGGAGCGGGCGGCCATCACCACCATCAGCGGGTTTGCCAAAGTATTTCAGAATGCCAGCCGGGTGCTGACGGTTTAAACGCGCAGAGCGGCCAGGAGGGAAGCATGACAGAAGAGATTATGGCCCTGTGCAGGGCCATGGGGGCGGAAACGGACCGGGAGGAGCTGCTGCTCCCTCTGGTTCGGGCGGAGGAGAAAGCGCTGGAGAGGCGGCTGCGGCGGGGAGTTTCCCCCGCTGACTGCGGGACGGCATTTCCCCTGGCTGCCGCCATGCTGGCAATGGAGGGGCTGTACCGGGCCGCCGGCGGGGGACAGGTGGAATCCTTTGCAGCCGGGGAATTGTCCATTCGAACCAGGCAGAGCGGCGGGGCGGATTCTCTGAGCGGCCAGGCGGAGCGGCTGATGGCTCCGTGGCTGGGGGAGACGGGGATTGCCTTTCTGGGGGTGAGAGGATGATGGACCGGGAGTGGCGGGCGATTCTGGCCCGTTACGGTCAATGGGTTTATGTGTACGCTCCCGGCAGGGAGTCGGGCACGGCGGCAAGGGCTTTCCTGCAGCCTGTGCTGGACCGGAAGGAGGAGCAGACAAAGCCGACTCCCCTGGGACAGCGGCGTCTGGACCGGCTTTTGTATTTGGGCCCCCGGGAGATCCCCCTGGCTGAGGGGGGACGGGTGGAGCGGCAGAAAGAGCGGTATGCGGTGAGAACCGCCCATCTGGTGGGGGACAGCCACTGGTGGGCGGTTTTGGAACCGCAGGACAAGGAGGAGCCATGAGCGCGGGAATGGAGGCCGTCCGGGAGCGGATGGCGGAGTACTTAAAGGATCGGGGCGTGGACGCGGTAACCGCCTGGCCGGAGGGGGAGCGGGTGAGCCGGAAAAGACCGGCGGCAGTGGTATCCCTCCGGGAGTGCCGGGCGGGACCGGCGGGCTTTCAGAATTACCTGGGGGAGCGGTACAGCGAGGAGACCGGGCTGTGGGAGGAGTTGTACGGGCGGAAGGCGGTACTCATCTTTGGACTGGATCTGTACGCATCCAAAGGAGGGGACGGGTCGGAACTGCAGAAGGCCTTTGACGTCCTTGCCCGGGCATTGGCGGACGGAGGTCCGGAGGGGATGAAGGTGACGGAGTTTTCCTGTGGAGAGACGGAGTACGACGGGGCGGCGGGCGTGCTGAAACGGAGCGCCCGGGCAGTGTGCCAGGCCTGGCTGTACGCATCGGTCCTGCCCGGGGGATTGTTTAATGATTTTGAACTGCGAGGTGGATTGAAACAATGAATGTGACGGTACATCAAAGGCCGGGGATTTATTCCTCTTATGACGCCTCCTCGGCGGTGAGCGGCAGCGGCAGCGGGCGTTTGGTTGGACTGGCGGCCGTGAACACCAAGGGCGAGGCGGGGTTGGTGCAGGTGATTACCAGCTACGATAAGGCGGTGGCCGCCTTCGGCACCGAGGGAGGCCAGGACATGGCGGAGCTGATCCGGCTGATTTTAAAGAACGGGGCCTCAGGTGTGGCGGCAATCGCTGTGGCGGACAGTACGGGGTACAGGGGGGCCTTTGATACCCTGGCCGGGCTGGAGAATATTGCTGTGGTGCTGTGCGACAGTACTGAAGTGGAGGTCCAGCAGCTGCTGCGGGACAGCGCGGTACAGGCCTCGGAGGCCAGGCGGGAGCGGCTGGCTGTTGTGGCCGGAGGTAAGGACGAGACGGTGGAGGCGCTGATTGCCAGGGCAAAAGCGTTGAATCACGAACGGGTGGTGCTGGTGGCCCCGGGCGGTGTGGACCGGAAGGGCTTGGCCGTTTCCGGACTGCCGGTGGCGGCAGCGGTGGCGGGAGCCATTGCAGGTGCGGGGGACCCGGCGGTGCCCCTGGGCGGCGCGGAGCTGGCCGGGCTGTACGGGCTGGCCGGACGATATGAGGATACCGATTTGGATTTGCTGATTTTAGGCGGGGTTACCCCTGTGGAGCAGGTGGGGGGCATCACGGGAGTCATCCGCGGTGTGACCACCAGAACCACCACCGGGGGTGTGCCTGACGCCACATGGCGGGACCTGTCCACCATCCGGATTGTGGACGACGTTATCCCCGCCCTGCGGTCGGCGCTGCGGACCAAATTCCGGCGGGCGAAAAACACACCCCAGAGCCGGAGCGCCATCCGGGCACAGGTGGTGCTGGAGCTGGAGAATAAGCTGGCCCGGGAAATCATAACCGGGTATGAGGGTGTGGCGGTAACGGCGGACAGCGAGGACCCTACCCGCTGTCTGGTGGACTTTTCCTTTACCGCAGCCCACGGGCTGAATCAGATTTGGCTGACAGCCCACATCACAGTTTGATGGGAGGAGGCAGGCAATGGGCATAACAGGATTTCCAACCAGCAGCGACATTTATCTGGAGGTGGATGGGACACGGGTGGCCGTGGTGCAGAGCTACAGCGCCAGGACGGCCAAAAGCAGCACCGCCGTGGAGGCGTTTGGGGAGGCGGAGCCGGTGGCTACCATTCCCGGTCAGGCCAGCCATGTGGTGGAACTGACCCGGCTGTATGCCACCGATGAGGCGATTCAGGACGGCATTGATTTTTATGCGCTGTCCGGGTTTTCCCTGGTGATCTGTAAACCGGACCGGAAAATTATTTATTCCAATTGCCAGTGGAGCAGCATTCAGGAGAGCGCTGCCCTGGGCAGTATGGTGCTGGAGAAGGTTACGCTGGTGGCCTCCCGGCGGATTGAGACGGAGGTGTAGGGGGAATGGATGGGTCTATTTTGGCCCGGCGGGACCGGATCTCCCTGGACAATGGGATGGACCTGAGGCTGCTGTCCGCCCTGGAGGTGCTCCAGGCACGGCGGGAGGCGGCGGAGCTGGCCGGGGAGGAGCGGGAACGGCCTCTGTGCTCCAACGCCTGCCTGCTGGCCAGGGCGCTGGAGCGGACAGAGGGACATGCCGCCGTATTTGACAGCGGGCGAGCTGTATTGGCCGGGCTGACGGTGGAGGAGATTGGGGCCTTGGCCGCCCGTTGGGCGGAGCTGCGGCGCGCCTGCAACCCCGGACTGACGGTGACAGAGGAGGAGCTGGAGAACGTAAAAAAAAACTCCGGGATGACCAGCAGGACCGGCTGCGGTGGCGGGTGCTGAAGGCGTTTCAGGCTCTGCCCACGGAGAAGAGGGCCGGGGAGATGAAGGACCGGGATTATTTGTGGTGCTTGAGCCATATGCTGCTGGACCGGGAGGAGGAACTGGACCGGCTGTGCCCTGAGTGCAGGGAACTGGCTGAAGAGACGCGGTGTCCGGTGTGCGGCGGAACGGCCGCACACCGGGGAGAGAAAACGGTAAACGCCGCCTTTGATGAGGCGCGGTTTGCAGCGCTGAAAGAGGGTGGAGGACATAGTTGACTATCTGGAAATGATGGAGGAGGAGTCTTCCGACGCGCTGTGGCAGGCGGAGCAGACATTGGGAGGGGAGACGGCGGGGCGCCGAAGGGGGACGGCCGACGGCGAGGCGGAGGAGATGGAGGACCGGGGAAGCATAAGCCGGCCGGGGGAGAAGCCCGGAGAAACGCGGCCTGGGCGGACTGCGGAAGAGTGGAAGGAACCGGAGAAAAAGATGCTCCGTCTGCCTCTGCTGGCGGCGTCGGAGGCCCTGGAACGGGCGGTCGAGGGGATCGGAATGGTGAGGACGGCGTCTTTGGAAGGGCATAAATCCGGGGGAGAGGGCGTACAGGGAGCACGTGGCCGAAAGAATGCAGGGGCTGTATTCCAAAGTGAGGAGGTCTCCCGGCGGACGCTGGAAGGAAGAGGAGAACGGACGGAAGCACCGGGCAGCGGGGCTGCCGCCGGGAGAGGCGTTGCCTGGCAGAGGGCGGCGGATCAGGCCGAGCTTTTGGACCAGGTATTCCGTCGGGACAGCCGGCGGTACGACGGCGGCTTTTTTCTATATTGAGGAGGGAAAACCATGACTTTGTCGCCCATGCGCTATAAGAGTTACACCTGGCCTCACAATCCAAGGGTATACTCCATTGATTATGAACGGAAGATGGCGGTACATAAGACCCCTTTCGGGCTGTTCCACCTGCAGGATCTGGGCAGAACCAACCGGATTATGGAGGGGGAGGGAGCGTTTGTGGGAAAGGACGCCTATTCCCAGTTTGGACAGCTGGCCAACGTATTTTACGAGGATGGGCCGGGACTGCTGGTCCATCCTCTGTGGCAGATATCCAACGCCTATTTTGTATCCCTTCGGCTGGAACAGGAGCCGAGACCGGACTATGTGCGCTATTCCTTTGCGTTCTGGGAGGATGACAGCTGGTATACAGGCCTGGCGGTTCAGCAGAGGGAGCAGGACGGCCAGCAGGGGAAAAATGCCGCGGGAGCCCTTTATCACCGGGTGGTGAAGGGAGACAGCCTGTGGACCATTGCCAATACTTACCATGTGGCGCTGACACAAATTATTGCCTTGAATCCCCAGATCAAAAATCCCAATCTGATTCGGGTGGGAGACGAGGTGAGGGTGCGGTGAGAGGCCATGTAACCGATTCGAATGGCGGCGTTTGGACATTGCCGGAGCCCACTGCATGGCGGCTGGAATATACCGTTGGGGCACCATGCGACAGCTTTTGGCTGCGGTGTCCCTGGGAGGCGGGCAGCGGGGCCGATCCCGCCCGATGGATAAAATTTACCGCCGAACACGGGGGAGAGCGGGTGTTTACCGGCGTGGTGGACGAGTGCCTAGTGTCCCTGTCAGGGGAGGGCGGGGTCCTGGAAGTGTCAGGCCGGGGAATGGCGGCTCTGCTGCTGGACAACGAGGCCCTGGGTCAGGATTACGGCATTGCCACGCTGGCGGACATTCTGAGGGACCATGTGACTCCATATGGGATTGAGACCGCACCCGGCGCGGTCCTGCCAAGCGCGGCCCAATTCTCTGTGGCCACGGGGAGCAGCGAATGGTCGGTGGTCTATGAGTTCTCCCGGTACTATGGCGGCGTGGCGCCCCGGTTTGACCGATGGGGAAGGCTGGTGCTTTCCGGGTGGGAGGACAGCCAGGAGCGGCTGGTGGGAGACGGGGCTCCGGTGACGGAGCTGGTGTGCCGGGACAAACGGTACGGGGTGCTGTCTCAGGTGCTGGTTCGAGATCGGTACAGCGGAGCGGTACAGACGGTAAACAATCAGAAATTTATGGACGGAGGCGGCCGGGCAAGGCGGGTGCTGACCATGCCGGGTCGGAGCAGCTACAAAGCCATGCGGTATACGGGCCGGTTTCAGCTGGATAAGTCCGCGTCGGACCAGGAGCGCCTGGAAGTGACTGTGGCCCGGCCCTTCTGCGCCTGGCCCGGGGAACTGGTGCGGATTCAGCGCAGCGGCTGGGACCGGAATGGCCGGTATCGGGCAGCTCAGAGCACGGTGGGAATGGACCGGCAGGGGTATTGGACCCGGCTGGTTCTGGCTCCTCCGGATTTTGTGGTATGAGGTGAGGGATATGTGGGCTTCGGAGAGGAGTCGGCTGCTGCCGGTTCAGGAGCCGGCGGCGGAGCTGGGCGTGGTCACCCTGGGGGGAGATCCCGCTGGTGTAAATCTGGGAGGAGAGAGGCGGTGGCTGTCCGTATGCTGCCCCGGCGGCTACGCCTGGCGGCCAGCGGCAGGGGACAAGGTTTTGGTGTTGAAGGCGGGGGCGGAGCGGGAATCTCCCTGCATTTTAGGGAAGGCCCAGCAGGACGGGACCTTGAAACCGGGAGAGGTGCGGCTGACCGGAGGGGAAAGCGGAGTGTTTCTGGGGAAGAGGGACCTGGAGCTGACCGGCCGGATCAAGGTAAATGGTTCGGATTTGGAGCAGTATATTCGGGGAATTGTGCTGGACGTGCTCAGTGAGAGGGAAGGATAAGAATGGAGCGCAGGATAAAGGATGGGGACTATGTGCCCGATGGAGCGGGCGGTCTGGAAAATCTGTCCGGGGCGGAAGAGGTGCTGGCCCGGGTGCTGTATCGGCTGACGGCAAGGCGGGGGGAGCTGCCTTTTCTGCCCGGTCTGGGCAGCCGCCTCCACAGAGTTCTGAGGGAGCGTCCCTCCGCCCGGAAGGCTCTGTGCGCCCAGTATGTGGCGGAGGCCCTGGAGGAAGAGGCTGATCTGGCCGTGACCGGCGTGGAGCTGGCAGAGGAAGGCGCGGAGGGCCGCCTCACCGTCCGTCTGGATTGGCGGGGTGAGCCTTTGTCCGTCACTGTGGCGCTGGGTCAGGGAAGCTGACCGAAGGGAGGATGAAGATTGAAAAGCGTGGAGGAAATTTACCAGGAGATGCGCACCTGCTTCGGAGAGCGGACAGGGATGGAGCCGGCGGAGGGCTGTGATCTGGCTGCCCGGCTGTATGCGGTGGCCGCCCAGGTCTACGCGCTGAATGTTCAGGCGGAGTGGGTGGCCAGGCAGGCCTTTCCCCAGACGGCGGAGGGAGAATATCTGGACCGCCATGCCCAGCTGAGAGGGTTGGAGCGGAAAGAGGCGTCGGCGGCCCGGGGAGTGGTGCGATTTACGGCAGGAGAGGCTTCGGAAGGGAGCCGGACCATTCCCAAGGGAACCGTATGCATGACGACGGGGCTGATTCGATTTGAGACCGAGGAGGAGGGCGTACTGGAGGCCGGGGAGCTGACCGTAGAGGTGCCCGTCCGGGCACTGGAAGCGGGAGTATCAGGAAATGTGGCGGCCGGGACGATTATATCCATGGCTGTGGCGCCTGCGGGATTCTCCGCCTGTGTCAATCCCCAGGCGTGTGCCGGCGGAGCGGACCGGGAGAGGGACGAGGCACTGCGGACCCGGGTTCTGGATACTTTTCGGCGTCTGCCCAATGGAGCAAACGCGGCCTTTTATCAGCAGGGGGCCCTTTCCTTTGAAGAGGTAGCGGCGGCCGCAGTGGTCTCCAGACCCAGGGGGACGGGGACGGTGGATGTGGTGGCGGCCACCCGGGCCGGAATGCCGGAGCAGGATCTGTTGGACCGGCTGACCGCATATTTTCAGGAGCGGCGGGAAATTGCGGTGGAGGTTCAGGTCAGGGCTCCGGGGACGGAAACAGTGAATTTGACCGTCCGGGTGTCGGCCCAGGATGGCCGGGAGTTTGCGCAGGTTTCGTCAGCGGTGGAGGCGGAGCTTAGAGGGTGGTTTACGGGAAAACTGCTGGGCAGGGATGTTCTGCGATCTCAGCTTGGCGATTTGATTTATCACTGCGACGGGGTAAAAAATTACGTCATCGATGAGCCCGCCGCCGACGTGGCGGTGGCGGAGGATGTGCTGCCTGTGCTGGGAACGTTGACGGTGGAGGCGCTGACATGAGTTACGCCCGTTATTTGAGAGATATTCTCCGCCCACTTGGAGTGTATGACCTATCGGCTCCCTTTAATGGAGGGGAACTGGATGCGGCAGGGCTGGTGCTGGATGAGACGGAAGGCGTGCTGGAGGAGATTCAGCGGGAGACGGACCTGACCGCAGCGGAGGACTGGGGGCTGGAGCGGACAGCCGGACTTTTTGTCCGCCGACCTGTGGCGGAGAGGCCCAGAGCTCTGGCCGCCGCTCTGGCGGCCCTTCTGCGGATTGGAGGGGACAGCTTTACCCTGGAGGCCATCAATGACACCATTGCCGGGTGCGGTGTGGCCGCGAAGGTAACGGAGACAGGGGTGGGAGCGGTAACGGTCACCTTTCCCGGAGTTGCGGGAATCCCGGCGGGATTTGAGGAAATGAAGAAGATTATTGAGGACATCCTGCCGCCCCATTTGGACATCAGCTACTGGTTCTGGTATTTAACCTGGGCGGAGCTGGAAGAAAAGTTTTCCAGCTGGCAGGCCATCGAGGATCGGGATTTGACCTGGGCGGAGCTGGAGATGTGCGTGGAATAAGCAAAGGGAAAAAGCCCGGAGAACCATGGTTCTCCGGGCTTTTTTGTTGAACTGATTGATCAAAGAAATCCGAGCTGCTTGAGGAGAAATATCCAGAAAAACAGGGACAGGCTGCACAGCAGGGAGGAGGTGACTACAATCTGGCCCGTCAACTCGTGGTCGCTGCCGCAGGACAGGGCCATGGGGTAGGAGGTTGAGGCCATGGGTGAGGCGGTGCAGACCAGAATTACGCCCAGGGCATTGCCGCGAAAGCCAAGGAGGACGGCGGAGGCAAGGGCGAGGAAAGGGACGATGAACAGTCGGACCAAAGTGCAGTGGACCAGGGCACGGAGGTTTTTGCCCACACCGCTGAACTGAAAGGAGGCTCCCAGAGCAAGCAGAGTGGTGACGCTTCCGGCGCTGCCCACGCTTTGAATAGCGTGCTCCACCGCGCTGGGCAGACGGATGCGGAGGACCATGCACGCCAATCCAAGAAAACAGGCCAGGATCAGCGGGTTGCGAAGAATGTTGCGGATGATGGTGTGCCGGTCCAGGCCGCCGCCCCGGCAGGATTCCAAGGTGAAGACAGCCAAAACATTATATAGGGGAATCAGAATGCTGATGGCCACTGCCACGGCGGCGGTTCCCTCCTGGTCCATCATCACCTGGGCCAGGGACACACCCACCACCGCAATGTTGGTGCGGAAAGCATTTTGAATATAAGCCCCCCGCCGCTTGGGGTCTCTCTGAACGGCGGTGTACAGGGCATAGCTGAGGGCGAACAAAAGCAGCACCCACAGAACCAGAAACGAAATGAGGGCGGGCTGGGCCGAAGCGGTGAGGTCAGCTGTATATACGTTGTAAAACAGCAGACAGGGGAGCAAGAAGCGGAAGCTGATGGTGCTCAGTTGGGGAAACATGGTCTCGGGGACCACATGGCTGCGCCGCATGAGCAGGCCAAGGCACAGGATAAGAAACATGGGGAGCACGCAGTTAATGGATACAATGAAATTTTCTATCATAGCAGAACCGACCTTTACTGGCACCGCCGCATTTTTAACCAGAGACTAATTTGATATTATCTTACCCGGAAAAGGAGAAAAAGGAAAGAAAAATTTTCCATCTGGCAGGCCATCGAGGATGGGGATTTGACCTGGGAGGAGCTGGAGATGTGTGTGAATTGAGTGCTAAATACGGGTTTATGTCAAAATACAAAATTATTTTCGGTAAAGTGTCATGGGGGAACCGTCTTTTAGGCGGTTCCCCCATGACACTTTACCGGACTGATTTTTTGGAAGTCCATGCTGCAATAGGTTTGGCGCCATTTAAATTAAGTAATATAACGGTCCCCGCAAATAACTTTGGTAGAACCATTAAAATAGCAGCGAGCATAATCAACATCAATAAGGCCGTTACCCCTCGCATAAGAACCGAGATGAATAATTTCATTATAAATATCTGCTGGTCTTGCCCAATTCATAATCTTTTTTGA